AAACGCAAGAGATATATTAGCAAAAACTCTACAAGCTGAGGCTGGCAATCAAGGCGCTGTAGGTATGCTTTCTGTTGGTTCGGTAATTATGAACAGAATGATGGACCCAAATTATGCAAATAGTTTGCATGATGTAATATTACAGCCCGGTCAATTCTCTGTTTGGAATAAAACAACTGGTTATGCTGACGGGGAGCAAGGTGTTGATGTTGCAAACTTACAAGCAAGTGACACCGCCTACTCCGTAGCTGACCAACTTTTAGATCAAAATTATAATGACCCCACAAAAGGAGCCACTCACTTCTATAACCCCAATATTTCTAATCCATCATGGGGAAAAAGTGGCGGTGGTAATTGGCAAACCATAGGGGATCATATTTTTGGAAAACCTCAAGAAAAAGGGAAAAAATCAATGGTTGCGCCCCTAAACACTTCATCACTTTTACAACCAAAACTAACAAATAATGCTGTAAATAATAGCTTACTAAGTACCCAGCCTGGTCCGAATAATGTTAGCAATAAAAAGGGCTTATTTGGTTTAATAGGCAATACTGTTGGCGGAGGTTTCGATAAGTTTAAGCAAGCTGTAACGGGTGAAGATGCTGAGGCTAGTGACCGTTTAGCATTAGCTATGATGAGTTTAAGCGGCAATCCTGATGGTTTACGCCCGTTGATGGAAATGGCAGCTCAAGACATTCAAGATAACAAAGCTCAGAAAAAACTAGATAAACAAAAAAACGCTACCCTAGAGTTTTTAACCTCTAAAGCTAAAGCGGGTGATGCTAAGGCTCAGCAAGCTCTTGAATTAGTTGGGGCAACAGGCGCGGCTGGAGCTATGCAGCAATATCTACAAAGCACTACTACAAATACAGGCAACAAAACTGAAGCAGACACATTTTTGTACCCTAACGGTTTTAGGACGCAACAATTTCAAGATGGCTCAATAAAGTATTTCTTAGACAATGAAGAAATTACAGACCCGGCTGAAATCACTAGATTACGCAATGAGGGCCAAGAGCTGGAGCTAGAGCTTGCCCGTAAGGAAGAACTTTCTAAAAAAACCGGGGCAATCCAAGGAAATATTGTTGAAGATACTATGAGCAAAATGGCAAACACTAACAGCTCATTAAAAAGCTTTGAAGTGGCAAAAGATGCTTTACGCCGGGCAATAGACCAAAATAAAAACGTAACTGGTTTTCTTACTCAATATTTTCCAAATGTGTCTTTAGAAGCCCAAGAATTACAATTTGCGGCCACAAGTTTAGGCTTGGACGTTGTTGGGTCTGTAACATTTGGCGCACTTTCTAAAGGTGAGCTTGATTTAGCTTTATCAAAAGAAATGCCATTGGGTTTAGGTGAGGTTGAGCTATTAGAATATATTGAGCGTAGAGAAAGCGCATTACGAAAATATCAATTTGAATTAAGAAAAGCAGCTCAGTATTTGACAGACCCAAAAAATACTATTGGCGGTTATATAGAAAACGTACTTGATAAACAGGAAGTTGTTAATGACTACGTGGACACTGAATTTGATGATTTAGAAAGATTGTTTTTAGAGGTTAAGTCAGGAACCTCAATGCTTGTACCAGAAAAACGTCAAATGATTATAGATGAAATGAAGCGGAGGGCTGGGCAATGAGTGAAAAAGAAAGAGCATTAGCATTATTAAATCAAACTAATGAGCCTACAGCCAAACCAAAAAAATCAAAAGCAAAAGCCCGATTAAGAAGTTTATTGCAGGGTTTGAGTTTAGGAACTTCAGATGAAATAGAGGCTTTTCTTAGCTCAAAGTTTACTGATGCTGACTATGAGCAAGCGTTGAATGTAGCCAGAAATTCATTAGCAGACTTTGCTAAATCAAACCCTTATCAGTCTATGGCTATGGAGGCGCAGTTATACCTATGTTATTTACTGGTGGTTTAGGCGCTGTTGGGTCAGGAGCTAGACTTGCAAATGTAGCTAGAACAGGCGCGGCTACGGGCGCAGCTTATGGTTTTGGCACTGGTGAAGGTAGTTTTACTGAAAGAGCTAAAAGAGTGCCGGGCGGCGCTGTAGTTGGCGCGGCTGGCGCTGTAGTGGGTGATAAAGCTGTTAAGTTTGGCGGTGATGCCCTCAAAGCTTTAGGTAAGCAAGCTAAATTGCTAGTGGGCCGTAGAGGTGAAAACATTGTTAATAATGAAGTACAACGGCTTGTTGTTAAAACTGGAAAACCAGAAGGTGAAGTTATCCAAGATTTAATTGATGGCAAAATACTATCTGAAAATGAAACATTAAACGCTGCAATGAAAGCCTTAAGAAGTCAGCCAGGCGGTGAGGAAATAACTAGGGCAGCGCAAGTAAGGCCCGGTGAAACTAGAAATATTGCCATGGGTCAAGTTGATGAAGCATTAGGCGGTGATGGAACAAGCGCAACACTTAGACGGGATAACCGACTAGATGAAATGAAAGATCAACAGAAAGTAATGTATGACCCGTTTAAAACGCAAACGGCTCCAAATGTTGTTGATGACGCAATGATTGACGCGGTTAATAGATTGCCGGGAGTTGGCAAGCCTATACAAAAAGTTCAGAAAACAAGAACTGGCAAAATAGACCCTATGACGGGTGAGCCATATAAAGATGTAATTACAAAAGTTACTGATGCTGATGAGGCTAAAAAGCTTGGTATAGCTAAAGGTGACTTCCGATTGAACAAAAAGCCAAGCGTTGAAGAAATTGAAATGATTAGGCGGGGCGCTGATGCTATTACCAGCAAAGAATTCGGAAAAATGGGGACAAGTGGTTATGTTGGTAAAGAATATGATGAAGTAGCCAAAGAACTACGTGATATTATGGATCAAAACTTGCCAGCTCTAGCGTCAACTAGGGCGCAAGCTAAAGCTATGAATTTAGAAAAAGACGCTTTTAAGTTTGGTGAAGAAGCACTTGCTGGGAAGCCCGGCGAAAAAATGATCCAGCTTAACAAATTATTGAAAAAGCGTGAGGATGCTATTGATGCAATTAAAAACAAAAATTTACAAGGTGATGAACTAGATGCAGCTCTAGCCGGGGCTGATGCTGAGCTTAATGCTTACAGAACAGGTTTTTTAATGACCTTACAAAATAAATTTGTAGGAAAGCAAAAAGCTTCAATGATGAAAGACTTAGGTGATATTGATAATCATACAGCTCAAGTTTTAGATAAGATACTACCTGAAGAAACTGTTGAAAGCGTATTTAAAAAGCTTGAGGTAGCCAACGAGTCTAAAAAAGCTAGTGATAGAATACTTAGCGGCTCCCCTACTACTGAGGGCATTAATGAAACTAAAATGTTAGGTCGTGAGGGGCTACTATCAAGAGCTGCTATGACCGCCATGAACCCGGTAAATAATCCTGGTATGCTTATAGGTCAGGTTGGAAGCGCTTTAGCTAGCAAATTTGGGCGCGGTCTTACTGAAGCTGAAAACAGACAACTCGCAAAAATCTTAACAACTACTGACCCGGCTATAATGCAAAGAGCATTAGTAGATGATGGCGCACTAGCAAAAATAGGTCAAATGATAAACAGGCGTGTTCTTAACCCGGCTGACCGTATAGCAGCGCCCGTAGCTAGAGGTATTGGAATGACACAAGGCGCAATGGCTGGCGGCGGTCAGTCTGCCATGTTTGGATTATTAGGCGGGAGCGGTAGATAATGGAACCATTAACAGAAGTAGACATTCAGGAAATTGTACGTGACGCCATACAAGACGCGGTCGATTTTTTAGAACAGGACATATCTACAGAACGCTTAAAAGCGGCAAGGTATATGGCGGGGGAAACTGATCTTGGGCATGAAGAAGGACGCAGCAAAGTAGTCGCTACAAAATGCCGAGATACCGTGAGGGGTGTTAAACCTTCTATAATGAGAGTGTTTATGTCCACCAGTAAGCCAGTTGAATATTTACCAAAATCTCAAGAGGACACCCCTCTAGCTGAGCAAATTACCTCTTATGTTCAGCATGAGTTTGAAAGAAATAATGGATTCAATATTTTAAATGAAGTTATTGAAGATGCCCTTGTTAAGAGCGCTGGGTTTATAAAGGCATACTATAAACGTTACCCTCAGTCTGAAATATTTAGCTTTTCTGATTTGTCTGATGATGAATTGTCACTTTTGACGGATGATGATGAGGTTGAAATTTTAGAGCAAACAACAACTGTTAGTATGTCATTAGATGAATTTGGCATGGAAATAGAAGTGCCCACTCATGAAATTAAATTAAGCCGTACAACTGAAAAAGGTGAGCTTTGCATTGAGGCTATTCCACCAGAAGAGATGTACGTAAATCGTGAGGCCCGGACTTTCCAAGATGCCTACATAGTATGCCAAAAAAGTGAAATGAGAGTTGGTGACGTTATAGCAATGGGTTTTGACCCAGACCAGGTTATGGCTTTGGCGGGAACTGATGAAGGTTCAAGTTTTACACAAGTAGAAAAAAATTACAGACATGGATTTGCTGGCACTGACCAAGATGAGCACGTTTTAGATCCGTCAATGCAAACTATAGAAATTAGTGAAGCTTATATGAGGATTGACGCTTATGGAACAGGGGTTCCGACCCTCCACAAGCTTATATGTGCGGGGCAAGATTATGAACTGCTAGATTATATGCCTTGTGATGAAATACCTTTTGCAAAAATCGAGGTTGACCCGGAACCCCATAGTTTCTTTGGCCGTTCACTTGTTTCAATATGTATGGATGACCAAGACGCTGCAACGTCTGTTCTTCGTGGAATATTAGATAACGTAGCCCTTACTAATTCACCAAGATTAGCTTTCAAAGAAGGATCTGTGAATATAGACGACCTTATGCAAAGTGAAGTCGGCGGACTGGTCAGAATGAGAGAGAACGCCGGGACAGCTATACAAGATTTGAGTGTGCCGTTTGTTGCCGGGCAAACATTATCAGCTCTAAACTATATGGATAAGATGGTTGAACAAAAAACGGGTGTAACTCAAAACATGGCTCTCAATCCAGATGCTATGCAAAGCACAACTAAAGCGGCTGTTACGGCTTCTGTAGAGGCAGCGGCGGGGCAAATTGAAGTTATGGTTCGAAGCATAGCGTCAGGTATGCGGGATCTGTTTGGTATCTTACTTAGAACAATTCACAAAAATGTGGATGAGGAACAAATGGTAAGGTTAAACGGTATTTATACGCCTATAGATCCGCGTGTTTGGGACGTTAGCCGGGACATAGGTATAAATGTAGGTTTAGGAACAGGACGAGAAGATGAAAAATTACAATCTTTGCAAAGCGCCCTCCAGCTACAAATGCAAATATATCAAGGTTATGGGCCTCAAAATGGTTTAGTCTCACTTACTAATATAAGGAATACGCTGAGTGATATGCTGGCAGTTAATGGAATAAGAAATTCAGATCGATATTTTGCCCCTATAAACCAAGAGATTGAGGGTCAATTATTGGCGGCTCAACAACAGCAACAAGCTCAAATGGCGCAAACTCAGCAAGATCCAAATGCAGCATTTTTACAAGCTGAACAAATGAAAGCGCAAACAAAAGCACAAACTGATATAGCTAAGTTAAGCCTAGATGCTCAAAAAGCTGCGGCTGATGATGATCGTGAGCGTGATAAAATGGCTCAAGACTTGTTTATTCAAGGTGCTAAGATTGCTGGGCAATATGGGCAAAGCGTAGATGTTGCAGCTATTAAGGCTGAACAAGATAAAATAAGAACGATTGCTAACGTAGCTCAAGCTCAATAACAACGCGGTTTTTTGTTAGATTTTAACAACCCATGTTATGTTAACAAGTATGAACAAATTAGAACTTTTAACGGCTGAAGAGGCCAAAAGGTTAAAGGCTGATACCTCATTTTTGAAGGTGTTAGCTGAAGTTCGTGAACGTCAAAAAGACGTTTTTATGAATAGCGCTAATCATGAAGTTGAAAAGCGTGAGGATGCCCATGCAATTATAAGGGCAATAAAAGAAATAGAGGTACATCTTGACGCTGCAATAGCCGCAAAGACCCTCTTAGAACTTAGAAGGAAGTAGCACCGTGGCTGACACGACTATGCAATCAATAAGTGAGGCTGATGCGTTAGCGTCAATCTTACAAGTACAAAACACTCCCGCTGAGGGAGAAAACCAAGAAGTCCAAAAGGCTGAAGTTGAACCAGTGGAAACGGAACCTCAAATTGAGACTGTAGAAACTGATGATATTGAGCTGGAGGCTGAGGCTGACGATAACCTTTTTGATGAAGAATTTGAGGCTGATACTGAGGATGTCAATGATGAGGAAACCGCCGTTCCCTTAGAGCTTTCTGATGACATTGAGATTGAGTATAAATCTGATGGTCAAATAAAAAAAGCTACCTTGGGCGAACTAAAGCGAAATAATGCTGGTCAAGATTATATCCAAAGAAAAATGCAAGACGTTGCACAACTGGAAAAAGAGCTAAAAAGTGCACAGTCTGAGTATTCAAACAAAACCCAACGAATACTTGAGCTTTCACAACAAATGCAAGAAGCGCCCATTGTAGCGCCAATACCTCCAAGTGAAGATTTATTTGAAACGGACCCCGTAGGTTTTATGAGGGCCAAAATGATCTATGACAAGGAAGTTGGTGATTACAACGTTAAAGTTGGTAAATTACAAGAGTTGCACACTGAACGCCAAAGAGAGCAAGAAGTACAACTTCAACAATATACTAATGAGCAAACCAAAATTTTAATGGAGAAATTGCCGGAGTTAGCAAATCCTGAAAAGGAAGCGGCTTACAAAGCAAAGCTATTAAAAGCTGGTGAGCACTACGGTTTTAAGGCTGAAGAATTACAAATGGTAAGGGACCACAGATATGTGCTTACCTTGAATGACGCCATGAAATACCGAGCACTGGTTAACAAGCGCAAAGCTGCAAATACTAAAGCGGGTAAAGCTACAACTCCAACCGTAAAGGCTGGGGTTAAGAAACGGCCCGGCTCTATAAAATCCAAGCAACAAGATCAGGCGCTACAGCGCTTAAAGCAATCGGGTAAGGCAGAAGATGCTATTGCCCTTCTTTTAAATAATTAGCCAGTAGGAGAATAACCATGGCACAACCAAGCAATCTCGTAGATACCTATGATGCGGTTAATACGATTAAAGAGAGCTTAGAGGATGTAATTTATCTTATAAGCCCCGAAAGTGTTCCATTTTTTTCTAAGTGTCAGAAAAAATCAATTTCAAACACTTTGCATGAATGGAATACATCTTCTTTAAGAGCATCCACGCTAAATAACGCCAACATAGAAGGTGATGATACAGTGTCCGAGGCCCGTACTCAGACAACTCGCTTAAATAATGTTACTCAGATTTTTAAGAATTCTGTGGCTGTAAGTGATACCGATACAAGCATAGACCACGCTGGTCGAAGTGGTGTCATGGCAAGCGAGATGCTAAAGGTTCTCAAGGAACAAAAGTTGGACTGCGAAAAAACTTTATTTTCAAATCAAAGCAAGGTTTCTGGAAATGCCACTACAGCCCGTAAAATGGCTGGAGCTGCAACTTGGGTAACAACTAACGTTAACTTTGTTACTGGTGGTTCACCGTCAGGAGCAAATGCTACGGGTGACGGGTCAGATTCGCGAGTTGATGACGGAAGCCCCACGGCTTTTGCACAGAGTAAATTTGACGCTGTTATGCAATCTGTTTGGACCAACGGAGGGGAGCCAGATACGTGCTACCTTAGCCCGTTCCAAATGAACAAGGCATTGGCATTTGTTGGAAACAACAATCAAAGAGCTAACGTTGTGGCTGACAATGAAAAGGTTGTTAATAGCTTAAGCGTATATCTCACCCCGTGGGGTCAGATTTCCTTTCAACCCTCCCGCGAGGTGCGTGGGTCGGACGTTTGGATTATGACTTCTGAAATGTGGCACGTTGGCGTATTACGTGCAGCTAAGAACGTTGCCTTAGCCAAAACTGGGGACTCAGAGCGCCGCCAAATCACGCAGGAAATAACCATGGTGTGTGCTAATGAATCGGCCTCAGGTCTGATAGCTGATAATACAACATCTTAATAAGTTATGGGGCGGGTAACCGCCCCTATACAACTACAAGATATTGAGGGGAGATACCCATGAAATACATAATTAAAGCAAAAAGCGTTTCTACATCTGTAGGAATTCAATCTGAAGGCAATATTGTTGATATACCTAAAGCTGAAGTTGCAAAAATTCATAAAATGAAACCAGGCACGTTTGAAGCTGTTGAAGATACCATTGTGTTTAAATCGACCGCTAAAAAAACCCCGGCAAAAAAGAAACGAGCACGTAATAAAAACGGCACATTAAAAGCTGATGATCCGAGTACGCCAGACATTAATGAGGCATATGAATAATGAAAATTGCAGAAAAATCGTGGATGGATGGTGACAACCTTATTGTCAAAAACACGCATGACGTAAGCGGTATGCTTAAAGACGCTGAATATGCTCGTGAAGTGGCTCCCCATAAGTTTGGGAATGACAATATCCATTTGGGTCAGATTGAAATGCCAGTGTTAGCCATTTGGCTCAAAGAAGCTGGTGTTGAATGGACTGACGTTGAGGGCATAAGGGACGTCATAAAACGAAAACTAATGAGTAATGAATTTTCTAAGCTTAGAGGTGATTGGAAGGGCACATGGTAGACCAAGACAAGCGCACTGTAGCCTCAGCTCACGCTCGAATAGATATGATGGAAAAACAGCTAATAGAGCTACAGACAAAAGTAGATTTACAGTTTCGTGATTTATTTAACCGCGTAAAGCGTTTGGAAATGGTGTATTTAGCAACTAGCGGTTTCATCATTGCCCTACTCTTACGCATGACCCTGATGGGGTAAGCTATGGAACTGCCTAAGGTCAATATTGCCCTTGCTGGAAGCGCAGTGATAGCGATCTGTAGTACCTTAGGAGGTGGCGTCTGGTATATGAGCCAGCAAGCCTCAGTCATTGAAGCATTGCAGTCAGATTTGGAAAAGTTGACTGTTCAGAACTCGGCAGTAGACCGCACTAATTTGATTAGAGATGTAGAAGAAAACTCAGAACAAATAGATGAAATAATTGAATATATCATCGAAGTTGAGGAAGATGGCGGTGACACGATTGATGAAATCTATGAGGAATTTGAGGATGTGTACGAAACGCAGCAAGGGTTCCTTTTACAGTTTAATCAAATCATCAAATTGCAAGCTAGAATTAAGACCCTAGAAAACACAATAGAATACCTAACTCGCCGCCCTATCAATTCTGATGGGAGATAAAAAATCGATCCTATTAGCATTCTCTCATCTATAAAATTAGGCGTTACCGCTGGCAAGTCTCTAGCTTCTCTAAGCAAAGAAATCGGTAATTTTTTTGATGCAACCGACAACGCTAAAAAGAAGCTACAAAAAAAAGGTATTACTTCTAAAGACGTTAAGACTGAAGCCTACTCACGTTGGGCCGCAGAAATCCAAGCCGCTGAAGCTGAAAAAGAGCTAAAAGACTGGGTTTGTGATGTAAGGCAATCGGGGTTGGGTCCGTCCCATTGGAACACTTTATTGAAGATTAGAAGGGAAGTTTTAGCAGAAAAACGAGAAGCAGAGCGTTTAGCTAGGCGTGAGGCACAAGAAAGGGCTGACTTAGCACTTACAACTGCATCTATTGTTCTACTTCTTGCGGCGGCTTTCGTTGGCTCTACAGCCTACCTCCATCACATGGGATGGTTGGACGTAAGGGATTGGCTCCCATGATGTATGCCCTTGTATGGTTCCATTTTATCAGAACTGAGCACCTTCAGTATTATCTTTTGGATCAATACCCCAGCAAAGAAATTTGTGAAATTCAAAGAGAAAAAGCCGGAGTGTTGGTAACCTCAAATGACATGATTTTAGAATGTGTTTTACTGGATGAAAATGGTTGAGGTTAAGAGGAATAGATGGGTGGTTTATAAAAATGGCCGGGTGGTAATTCAAACATCTGACAAGGGGTTAGCGTTAAGGATAATGAAAAATGACGGAATTTAATAAAATAGACAAAAACGGAAATGGAACCATTGAAAAGTCTGAGTTTGATGAGCTTGAATTCAAACGGCTTGAGGAAGAATACAAAGATCAAAACCAGAAAAGAGATAATCAACTTAGAATGTGTTGGGTCGTTTTGCTTATAATGTGTGCCAGTACGGTGGCGGTCATTTTGCAACCTGAACGCATGGCCCAAGCTGATGCAGTTTTGATGATGATGTACGGATCTCTAAGCGCCATTGTGGGGGCTTTTTTTGGGTTTAATGCACTAGGAGGCAAAAAATGATTAAAGACCTTATAGCGCCCGTTTCTGGGCTATTAGACAAGGTAATAGAGGACAAGGATCAAAAAGCAAAGCTTGCTCATGAACTTGCAACAATGGCCGATAAGCACGCCCAACAAGCGTTACTAGGTCAATTGGAAATTAACAAAGCTGAAGCAGCGTCAGGATCACTTTTTAAGGGCGGTTGGCGTCCAGCCGTGGGCTGGGTTTGTGCAGTCGCGTTTGCTTATCATTTTATCATAAAAGATTTAATTATTTTCATTTGTTCTGTGGCTGGTTTGGAAATACCTGATTTGCCAGATTTTGATATGGGCACGCTTCTAACCGTTCTTGGTGGAATGCTTGGAATAGGTGGACTTAGGACATACGAAAAACAGAAAGGTCTGACAAAATGAGTGAAGCATTAAAAAAATTACAGAGCCGTTGTGATGGCTTAGTTGCTGATGGAGAATTTGGCCCTAATACTGCCCGTGGAATTGCTAATCACTTTGACCTTAACCCTAACCGGGCAGCTCACTTGCTTGGCCAAACTGTGCACGAGTCCGGGTCATTTAAGTACACTGAAGAAAACTTAAATTATTCTAAAGAAGCAATCTTAAGAGTATTTGGCAAATACTTTAAAACTGAGGCTGAAGCTGAAAAAGTTGAACGTAACCCTAAAGCTTTAGCTGACATTGTTTATGGTGGCCGTGGTGGTAATGAGGGACAAGGGTTTGCTTGGCGTGGTCGAGGATTTTTACAACTCACGCATAGGGACAACTATAGAGCTTTTAGCAGCGATATGCGTATTCCTGAAGTAATGGAAAACCCGGACCTGGTATCTACTGATTATGCTATGGAAAGCGCTATTTGGTATTTCAAACGTAACAATCTGTGGACAATATGTGATAAAGGAATTGACCAACCAGTAATTAAGAAAGTCACCAAAAGGGTAAATGGGGGCTATAACGGGCTTGATCACAGAATAAAAGAAACCCAAAAAATTTATGAATGGTTGAAGTGATAAAGGGCGGTTACCCGCCCCTTATTATTCTTCCCGAGGCAGCTTATAAATACTAATCAACTGCCCTACTGTTTGTTTTGATGAACCAAGCCGCTTAGCTATATGTTCTAAACTACGTCCACGTTTTAACATACGATCAACTCTTTTAGCGTTTTTAGACAAATCTAAAAGTTTCTCTGCGTGGGTTCGTATTGATTTTTGATGATACATCAAACCCCAGCTTCGTCTTACTTTTTCATTCTCTATTGCGGCCATAGCTAACATTTCAATTATCAGGCTGTTGCTCATCATCGACAACCCAATGAGGCACGTTATCCCAAAACTTTTGCACAACATATTTTTTCTTAACTAGCGTTTTAACTAGCCTATATGTGCTACCCTTGCTTTTACGCTCAGGAATAACTTGTTTACCATCAATGTAGCCAGATCCAATTTCACGCAAACTAGGAGTGCGGTTTTTATGAACCTTTTGAAACTCCTTTATGTAAGTGTAAATTTGCTCTTGGGCTAAGGTCAGTGGTGGTCTATTCAATGTAAGTGACCCCCTTCATACTCTACAGAAAGCCCGTCTTTTGTTCTTTTAAAGGTACAAAAAGAACTTCTAATTTCTGCAATTTCAAGAATTTCCATTGCTTCATCTAACGACTCAGAACTTATCTGTTCTATAGATTGCCAGCGTTTACTTTCAGCCATTGCGATTGCAAGATTTTCAGCCAGAATATCAAGCGATTTTCCAAACTCTTCCCTTAGCTTAACGTTGTCTAAATCACTTTCTACGTCAGCTGGGGTAACCTTTGTAATCTTCATGAAAAAAATGTGGCCGCTACAAGCCACATATAACCTAGCGCGAAAATGCTAAGTAAACTAAAAATATCCACAACTACGGAATAGAACGTTCTAAGCGCCCTACTCTGATTAATCTGATTGTATAGTTTTTCTAAAGGGACAGTTAAACCACAGATAATATATATTATGCGAAAGGGATTTGCACCTTCCAAGCTAAGCCTTTGTTTTTTCATAATTGAGTCCTCTGCTCTATATATGTTACTACTAAATACCTTTTTACGGGTACAAGATACTCTTAATCTAAATCATCCCGAGCATTCAACTCAGCATGACCCGCTTTATTTACCCATCCTCTATCCGTGTATTCTCCTAATTCAGATCCGCGTTCCCTTGGGTCCAATGGAGTTAAACGGCTAGCGTCAATGTTAGCTAATTTTAACACAGTTTGGGCAGTTAAGCATTTGTCAACATTTCTTAATGCTGACTCGTTAGAGATTTTTTCTATCCGCTTTCCAGCTTCAATTAAAATTCGTGATACTTTAAGTAGATGATCCTGATGCCACATAGGTAGGTCAAGACGCCGTTTGAAGCGCATTTGACCCGACCCTAGCCTATTTACAGTTTCAGTGTTTCTAAAAGGTTTTCTCACGGTTTTTCTCATGTCCTCATTTTGTTCGAGTTTTATTTTAGTATCAAGATGAAACATTTGCATAGCTAGCTGTGCAACAATTATGACTCTTCATCTATTTGTTTTTGCAGCTCTGATACGGCAGATCCGAGGCGGCGCAAACCAGTTTTTTCCAGCGCTTGCCATAGCCATTCAGTGTAATTTTCGTATGTTTCAATAAGGATTGGCGTGGCTTTTATATGTCGGCGACCCTTTTGACATTTATCAACTTCTATCCATTCCGCCTTTTCACATTCTCGAATAATTGTCTCAACTGTACGGTCAACACAACTTAATTCTTGCTTTACTTGGGATGCAGAAATTGCATGGTCTTCGTAAGTACCTTTCAAAACGTGCATGAAAAATTTTCTTCTGATGGAAGAATTTACAGAGTATTCTAAAATTTTACGTTCGACCGTTGTTTCAGTGTTTCGAGCGCCTTTTGAAATTTGAATTTCAATGTCTAAATTTTGTATAGTCCACTTTTTTTTCAGGCTTGTTAACAGGTCTTGCATACTTGCTAAATTATTATCATGTTTCATTAGTCTTGCTCCTCATTACGAAGAACAATATTTCTAACGGTACTAGCATACCATTCTCCAGTGGTTTCTGACTTTTGCCTTCTCTGAATAGATGGAGTTGGTACATTCATCATGTTAAATTGACGCGCAATGGCATTATAACCCATTCCGAGCGCTTGCAGTTTCATTATTTCAGGTAAATATTTTTTATCACGTTCCCGTGCTAAACGTGCTTGCTCCTCATTACCCTTTTGTTGGCTTTCAGTTAGACCCTCATGAATACCCAACTTCGTGACTGTACGGCCACTAGATTTAGCCACAATTGGAATTCCAGCGGCAAGTTTCTTTTTTATATCTTCTAATGCGTCTTTTGAACTTTGTGCTATTCTGTGACGTTGTTCATCAGCTTGAGCACTCATTAAAGCTATACTGCCCCTGTTAATTGCTGGGTCGTCTGCAACTAAAAAATGAGTTTTATACAGATTTGTTTGAGATAACATCCAGCTTAAAGCCTCCCACCTGGTAGGAAAGAACCCCTTAAGCGTTGACACAACAAACGTTGCATCAGCGGTACGGCAATACCTAGCCGCCGCCATTAATTGGTCCCTATCCTCAGCGTGTCGCTTCTGATGGTGATTTTCTTCAACAAAGTACTTTACGTTGGATTTTGAACCCTTAAAAAGCTCTTTGTTTGCTTTTCGCTGGCCTTGCTGATTAACATCAGTGCCCCCAAATATAAAAACTCCCGCTTTCAAATGCCTACCTTTTTGGTTGGTTTTTAATTTATCAGCATAAGGGCGGTTATCTGGATGTCTATAAAATTTATACATCACCTTACGTCCTCAATTTTTTTTGTTAATAATTTTAACTCATTCATAAGCTCAGGAAGTGGCGTTTCACCCGCCTCCCCTTTTATTTTTTCAAAGTAAAATTCAGCGCTTTTAACTGATCTGGTAATTTGATCCACTTGCATACGCCAATAGTTACGCTCACGAGTGTCTTGTACTTGTATAGTCATTTTAAATCCTCACCTCTTTTTTTTAGCCATTGCGCTTTTAACTTTCATCTTCACGGTGTTTGTAGCCACCATGTCAGTAGGTGTATAATTTGACGAACCCGGCTCCTCTAACTCCATTTCAGAAACTACGTGTTGCAGCTCATGTAAGGCTTTAAGAAGCATTTCAGCTTCTTTTTGATTTATGTAAATTTGCACTACTTTAAGCTCCTCAACACTCAACAAAAATTTCTAATTCTGTGGTTTCATTGAGGTGAAGCGACTTTGTTTCTTGCCCTACTACTTCCCACTCAGGATAGCCGTGTTTGCATTTAACAACTTTACCGTTTTTATGCTTTTTGTGTTGTCTTATGTCTTCAGTTACCTTCGCATATACCTCGGTGTAAGTGTTATCGAAGTCAAAATTTAAATCTTTTTTGTTAAGATATTCTTGGATAGCATCCATTATTTGGTAATTGTCTAATGTAATTCTCATTTTAATCTCCTTTATATAGTCTAGTAGTTGTACGCTTAGAGTTTTCATATAGTTCTCTACACTTTAGATAGCAATTTGCTATCACTTATACAAGTACTAGACTATAAAAATAATTAATCAATCAGGCAAATATGTATTATACTGAACAAAATCAAGAACTTAGCGAGTTCTACGGTGACGAAAGTGACCGAGTCGTGCTTTATACAAGGCTCCCAAAAGAGCTTAAAGTGGCGTTAGAGGAAGATGCAAAGCTACACAAACGAAGCACCTCAAGCCATTTAGAATTTATTTTAGAGCAGAAATATAACAAAGAAAAATAAGGATATTCTATGAGCAATTTACCTTGCTTTTGCGGCATTGATCCCGGGTACAAAACGGGCGCTGTAGCGCTCATTACTGATAAGTGGTCTGAGGTCTATGACCTTCCTGTTTGGGACGCTGGTGGGGTCAATACGTTTGAGCTAGCGCAGATTTTACAAAGTGTTTCCATCGACAGTGTTATTATAGAAAAACAATCAGCCCGTCCCATGCAAGGGGTAGCCAGCTCTTTTAAATTAGGAATGGGTTATGGCCAAATCATAGGGTCACTTACTCTTATGCAATATAGGTTTGCTGAAGTAACGCCAAGCAAGTGGAAAAAAACTTTATCAGTGCCGTCCGACAAAGACGCGGCTAGAAGAATAGCGCAAAGAACCTTCCCACAATTATCGGCTAGGCTTGGCTTAAAAAAGCATGAGCATAGAGCTGAAGCGTTATTGATGGCAGAATATGGGCGACTCCAAAATGTTAGATGAATTAGAAAGCGCTAAAAATCGTCTTATTAGAGTATTAGAAACTCTGGAAAAAGACTTACTGCGAACCCCTGCCCGGCCTACAGCGCACCAAAGAACCCAAGAGGCATTAGCATTAGTTAAACTATTGTTTGATAAATTAGAGGGCAAAAAATGACCATCATTGACGAACAATTTATTGGCGGTCAACGCATTATATTAGGTGACTGTTTAAAAGTCATGCCAGAGCTAAACCGATTTGATGCTTTAGTTACTGACCCGCCATATGGCATAAAACAAGATAAAGGTTTTTCTGGTTCTGGTGGGTTTAATAATCAGGGTTCAGGAATAGCAAGAAAACAATATAGAGGCGATTGGGATAGTGAGCGCCCTACCCCTACAGCTTTTGATCTGATGTTAAACAGCGCTGACAATTCTATTATTTTTGGCGGTAATTATTTTACGGATTTGCTACCCGTTTCTGGTCACTGGTTGGTTTGGGATAAAAAGAACACAATGCCCTCATTCAGTGATTGTGAGCTTGCATGGACCAACATAGATAAGAAAAGCGTTAAGTTACTCACATATGAATATAATGGTTTGCTGGGCAAGCGTGAGAAGCGTGTACACCCTACTCAAAAACCTGTTGAAGTTATGCAATGGGCTATCCAAAAAACCCGCAATTCTAAAACTATTTTAGATCCCTATGTAGGGTCAGGCACTACGCTAGTTGCGTGTGAAAAGCTGGGTCTAAATGGCACTGGTATTGAGGTAAATAAAGAGTTTTATGACATAGCTTGTGAGCGTGTTTTTGAAGCAACTAGGGAGCCAGATTTGTTTGTGCCAAAACCAGAGCAACCTAAGCAAATTAATATACAACTACAAGATACTAGTGAGGGCGCATGAAACCAGGCATTTACTATGAAATGACTAATGAAGAATATCATTCAGCGGATGCAGTCTCAGCCAGCTTTTTTAAATCAGCTATTTTAACAAGCTTATTCCAAGCACGGTATGGCAAGTCAGATATTAATAAATTGGTTGCCGATATAGGAACTTCAACTCATTCAGAAGTGTTGGAACCTGAAAAAAATAACGTGGTTTTAAGCACGGAAAAAACAAGGGCTACCAGAGCCTATAAAGAAAAAGATGCAGAATGTAGAGCCGCTGGTAAGGTACTATTAACGCAAAAAGATTTTGATATGGTTCAGGGCTTAGCGCATGGCGTTGAGGCTACAGATGATAATGGCAAACCTATCACTATTGGCGGGTT